ACACTTTACTCATAAGTATATATTTCCAATGATTTCGCTTTACCTTTTACTTTTATCGGCTTTAATAATTTTAACTTAAATTTAGACTTTTGTTTAGTGTTTAGACCTATAATTAAATTTTTACCAACTTCCTTAGTAGAACTTTCTAGTCTTGCTGCGGTGTTAACTGCGTCGCCTATAGCTGTATAATCAAACCTAGAATCACTGCCCATGTTGCCTATAATAGCTTCTCCTGAGTTTATACCTATACCAATAGCTACACTAGGCAGTCCTTCTTTATTTAATTCTTTATTAAGTTCTATCATGTTTTTCTGTATTTCTAAAGCACAACTTATAGCTTTATCTTCATGGTTTTTAAGATTTATTGGAGCGTTAAAAATAGCCATCATAGCATCACCAATATATTTATCTACCATACCTTCATATTTTTGTACAGCACTTTGTTGTGCAGTTAGTGCTTTATTCATAATATACGTAACTTGCTCAGGTTCTACACTTTCACTTAAAGAAGTAAACCCTCTTACGTCTGTAAACAGAAAAGTAGCATATCTCTTTTCACCGCCTAATTTTAGTAACTCTGGATTTTTCTGAAGTTTTCTAACTTGTCTTGGGTCTAGGTAATGTTCAAATTGTTTTTTAATTTGCAACCTGAGTTTAAACTGTTCTCTAAACCTAAGATAAAAAGCAACCGACCCAGTAATAAATTCAGATATCAAACTCCAAGTTACGTCTATTAATAAACCAGTATTGATTAAATAATAACTGATTCCTCCTGTACTTATCATAACTAAAGTAGCTAAAAATATTCCACTACTAATGCCTAAAAGTTGAACTAAAAACCAAACTGCTAGCACACCTACTGTAAATAGTAACAACTCTAAAGCTAATGACCAATCTGGTATGTGAGGGCTATCTTGTATTAGTATACTTTCTGCTAGTGCTGCCTGTATTTTATGTGGTTCTAATAATCCTACTGGGGTAGCTATCTGTGGCATCACCCCATTAGCTGTAACACCTACGAATACGAATTTACCGTTTACTTCCATTTCTTGTAGTGTTGTCTGTGGTGTGTTTACCCAGCTTATCCACTTACGACCTAAACTATCAGTTTTTACTGGAGGAATACCACGTATAGATACTTCTTGTATGCCGTTTTGATTAGTGGTAATAACGTACGTTTTAACATCAAACAATGCTTTGTATATCTGAGTACCAAAAGAAGCTACCCAACCTTCAGGCGTTCTTAATAACAAAGGGACTCTCCTAACTAGTTGGTCTACTTCAGTAGGAGCACTAGCGATTCCTTGTAATATGTTTTCATAGGTGTAAAAATTTTCTTTAACTCCCTGTGTAAGTATGCCACCAGTATCGTCACCTTTTATAACTGTACCTGTCGTTTTAGGATACACATTATTATTAGTTTCAAACATAGCTATAACACTAGGAGCATAACTTAAAGACCTAGCAAAATCTTTATCCCCCAGCATTCTATCTGGTTGCGGAAAACTTATAACCCATCCTACACCTAATGCACCTTTAGCTATAAGTTCCATTTGTATGTCTGCTAGTCTTTTTCTAGGTAAAGGATAACCACCTTCACGTTCAACATCCTCTTCAGTAATGTTTAAAACAACAAAATTACCACTAGGGTTTTGTTGTTTAACTAAACTGTCAAAAGTTTTAAATTTAAGTATTTCTGTTAGCGTACTTTGAAACAGTAAAGGCAATACAAGTACAATAAATATTGGTAATATTAATTTTTTCATTATCCGCCTTGTGTAATAGTGATTGTACTATCACTCCCTCCATTAACCTTTATAACATTACTAACGCCATCTTGTATAAATATAACTGTATAAGATTCACTTCCGTTTAAATCAACTCTAACGCTTTCACTAACGTCTCTTCGTAAACTAACTACGTTACCTGTTATTAAAGTAGTAATTTGTGTGTCAGGGTCTTTACCTAATAGAGTACCAGAAATTTGTGTGCTTGTAGCTTGGGCTAAAACGTCTTCATCTTCTGCTATGGCTAATGCGTCTAACACATTAAGCAAATCTTCAAGATAATTTACATCTAAAAAATTAATGTCGAGCTCTGTAAACTCAAGTTCATCTTCACCTAGATAATCAACTTCTAAATAGTCTATATCAAGCTCATTAAAATTAAGTATACTTTCTTGTTTAGTTAATACTTCTTCAGCATAAGTTACTTTTTCTTCTTTAGGAGGAGTAACTATTAACATGTTATCTATAATATCAAGCGTTAAGTCTAAAATAACTGGTTTGCTAGGTGCTGATTCAAACACACTAACTGTTGTTGCTTCATAAGGTTTATTTAAAAGTACTGTACCCATAGCGGTAACTACTTCTATTTCACCGCTAGATAAACCTAAAGCGTCAGGTAATAATATTATTAAACTACGCCCTAACTCATCTACTGTAGCTGTAAAATCTGTACCCCTTATAGCGATATTAGCAGTAGGTGTTTTAAGTTTTATGTTTTGTTTATCTATTCTATTAAGATTACCAGTAATAAATCTAGCCGTACCAAGACCAAAGGTAAGAGCCATCTTTGACTTAGATGGGTCAGGGTCATAGATATACTCATCTATTAAAAGTTGTGAGTGTTCAGTTAATTTTACTTTAGAGTCATCTAAAAATGTGATTGCCATTCTACCGTCAGTAGTAATAGCTTCATCATTACTTTGAATAGCAAATTTTAAATTAGCGTCGTATGGTTTGTCTCTTACTATTTGTGCTGAACCATTCAGTTCAGATATGTCCCCAATATCAGCAGCTTGTGCTTGTGCCTTGGTCGTTTTGAACAACACACATAGTAGAACTATCGTTACCGCCGACAGATATAATTTTAAGCCAGTCATTATCTTGGGTACTCAGTTGTTGAATATTAAATGTTCTTTGTCCGCCTGTATGGTCTAGATAAAAGTAGCCTCCTGCTGAAGCCGTAACACCTGTACCTGTATAGGTTAGTGTATTATCAGACCCATCAATATCAACATAGTTTGTGGCTCCATCAATATTAATATTAGAGGTAATAGTATTATTAGAACCTTGAATAATCCAATCTAAATCTAAAGTTGCAGCTAGTGCGGTTGTACCTTGATTCAGAGTAAATGTGTTACCACTACCAGTAACTTGAACATTTTGATTAGATGAATCAGCACCATAAGTATTAGTTGGGTCTACTTGAATAGTAAAAACATTAGTACCGCCAATAAACTCATAAAAACCAGTAAAGCTATCTGCGGTAATATCTCCTAAAAATTTATTGGTAGCTCCTATCATATTGATATCTAGAGTCATACTTGTGCCGTCTAAATCAAAAGCAGTTAAACTCCCTGCTGTAGAGTTTAAACCACCGATAATATTAGATATACCTAATTGTTCCAGGTCTATATTAGCTCCAGTACCAGACTGGTCTACGTATATTTCGTTATCTGCGGAGTGAATCGGAAGAAAAACAACACATAACAAAATGCATAAATAATTTTTCATTTATATATTCTACCTTTTAGTCTCTGAATTGTAAAGCCAATACTTTTTCTCGTACCCTTGATTTATAATTTCTAAAACACCACCTTCTATAGCTTTCATTAAAGCTATAGTAGAAGACTCGTTACGTGCGTTACCTAATTCTATTTCTACTAATTCGGTACCCGCTTCTATAAACCTAAAAGCGTCATTAGACTTACCATAACTAAATATAGTTTTTTGACTTGAAACCTCTAGTAACACTTCTCCTGTAGCAACAGAAACCATACGCAAACTAACAGTGATATTATCTTCTCTATATTGTACGCTATTGCCTATGCCTAAGTATCTAGCTCCAATACCACCGCTTTCTAGGTTAGCTTCATAAGATATAACCGCACCTTCTATTAAGATACCTGCGAACAATAGAGGGGCTAATTGTTTTTTCTTTTCTTCTTCACTAGCAAGTTGTTCTCTAGCTGAACGTATTAGTTGTCTTTCTTTAGTGAGGTTATCTAGCCCTACCCTTTCCACCACCCTAAAAAATTTACCATCTCCCGCATGTTTTAAAGCCCGTATAAGTAGTGCGTTAGGTTGTTGGGTTATAGCAGTACTAAACAAAGCGAACTCAGAATTAGATTTACGCTGACCTGTTTGGTCAGTAAAAGCAGTAGGATACACTGCTACTACTGGACTTACTTTAGGAACTTCTACGTTACGTAAAACAGGAGAATGTAAATCTTGTATTGTTACTACGTTATGTGCTTTAAATCTTTGTTCGTATGTATCTTCAAACTGATCAAAGATAGAACAACTAGAAAGTAAAAGTACCGATAGGAATTGTAATTTCTGTAACTGTGCCATCTGCTTCCGTTATTTTTAAGGTGAGTGTAACGCCATCGCTAGTATACTCAATAATGTTTCCTTCTAGTTCAATTATACCTGAATCGGAAGGTGTTTCACCAAATAAATTATTAACTAACTGTCTTGATAATTCAGCATAGACTCTGCTTTCTAAATTCCTCATAAATCTAGCTAACGTACTATTTTCTTTTTCTCTTTCTATTTCGTCTTGTAGAGCTTTGATTTCTTCTTTTATAGTTAATTTACGGCTAAACTCTTGATTTTCTATAGTTAAATAATGACTAGATGTACCTACACCGTTAAAACTAGGAGATTTAAATTTATGAACTATTTGGTCTGCTTTTGCGTTTTGAATAAAAACACCTAAAACAAGAATAATACCTATAACTACTACCCATTCAATTATTTTTTGTTTTTCGGCTTCTCTTGCTCTTAATTCTAAATCAGCTTTACTTGGTCTGCCTCTTTTTCTTTTAATCTTTTCTTTGGTCATCTCTATCTGCCTTAGCAATTTTATTGCTATCTATTAACTGTGGAACACCTAATATTGTTTTAATTAGTGTGTCCTGGCGTATAATTTCGTTATCTAAACTACGCACTCTGTCTATCAAGGCTACTAAAATACCATGCTGTGAGTCAAGTTTTGTGCCTAGACGTTCTTCTATAGATGCTATCTGTGATTCTACTTTTTCGTCTACAGTGTCTAATTTAGCTTCCATACCGTCTACTATACGTATGACCAACTTGTAAATAAACCAACCAAGTCCAACAGCCGCAGCTATTGGAAACCCTACTTCTTGTATTACTGTTACTGCTGAATCCACTATGCAGGGAAAGGTCTATTTTGTATTAATAATATATCCAAAGCAGCAGAAACGGTAACTGTTCCTCCTGCCGAGTCTGCTTTAGCTCTAATTTCTATATCTGTTTTTTCAGCAAATTTTAGAGGGTAAGGATATT